GCCCAGAAGTCGAACGCCGAGGTGGTCATGCCAACAGAAGAAGGCATGGACTTCAATGACCAGAAAGCAATCACCGGAGAGATCATTACCAAAAGAGTAGATGTCCCGGAGTTAATTGAGTTTGAGAAAACTGAACGTGGTCGCATCATGGCTACCACTGACAACTATCATGCTTTGATGAAAACATTCGACATTGATTGTTATTACGATGTAATTAAAAAAAGAATAGAGATAGACATACCCAACTTCAATCCAATCGCTGATCTAAAAGATGAAGCGCACTTGGTTGAGTTGGAGAACTTATGCATACAAAATTTTGTACCCCATCAAAGAGTCCGTGACGCAATGAAAATCATTGCCCAAGAAGTTAATCCAGTTGCCCGTTGGATTAGCAGCAAGCCTTGGGATGGTATTAGTCGCGTTGCGGATTTCTGCGATACAGTGTCCAGCGATGACGTTGTATTAAAGAACATGTTAATGAAGAAGTGGTTGCTGTCATGTGTGGCGGCAGCTTACGAGACAGACGGCGTGTCTCTGGAAGGTCTGTTGGTCTTTCAAGGCAAGCAAGGTCTAGGCAAAACATTGTGGTTTAAAAGACTGGCTGACTTTAATAAGGGTTGGTTGCTCGAAGGCGCAACGCTTGACCCCAAGGACAAGGACAGCGTGAAGAAAGCCGTGAGTCATTGGATAGTGGAGCTGGGTGAGTTGGAGTCTACCTTTAAGAAGGCAGACATCAATCAGCTTAAAGCTTTCATTACATCCAAGTCTGATGAGATGCGCTTGCCGTATGACAGGACCTTCACCAATTACCAGAGGCGCACAGCCTTCTTTGCCTCGGTGAATGAGCCAGAGTTCTTGATGGATGGCAGTGGCAACAGACGGTTCTGGTGCATCAAGGTTACAGACATCAACCCACATCATGGTTTAGACATGCAACAGGTTTGGGCAGAAGTTAAAGACACCTTATATAAGCAGGGAGAAAAGAACTGGTACCTCACCGGCGAGGAGAGAGACTTACTGCAAGAATCTAACGAGGGCTTTAGGACACAAGGAGCGGTTGAGGATTTGTTGTTGCAGCATGTAGACTTCGATGCATTGGACACAGAGAAGAAAGCTTGGCAACTGACTGCCATGCTCAGAGCATTGGGTATCCGCAATCCACGCAACATAGACTTCAAGGATGCCTCCAGAGTTTTAACCGGCGCCAACATTGACCCAAGGAAGACCAACGGCAAGAAGGTATACGATGTATCTTTGGTCAACCTGCCGATGGAATCAGAACAAGAACCACTGGCATTCTGATGAGATTACTACTCAGCGAAGCAGACAAAGAGATCATCGTGCGAGTGCTAGGCACACACGGCTGGGACATACAGAAGAAGGACAAGCGAACCAAGGAAGAAGACATGGAGGTGCTGCGCATTAACAACATCATCAGCCAAGTGGTATTCGGAATGGACAAGGAAGAGGTACAGGAACCGTGATAGTTTGCACCCTAGGGCAACAATCGTTGTTGTTTAAGATGGGTCGCGCAATTTTTTTTAAGGAGACATAGATGAAGACAAGCAGTGCGAAACAAAAAGGCAGACTACTACAGCAGTGGGTGGTCACCAAGCTGATAGAGATATTGCAGTTGGATGCAGAAGACTTAGAGAGCAGACCGATGGGGTCGCAAGGAGAGGACGTGATACTCGGTAAGCAATCGAGGCAGAAGTTTCCCTACAGCATCGAGTGCAAGAATCAAGAGGCGGTGAACGTCTGGAAGAGTTACCAACAGGCTGAGACAAACTGCAAGGGCTATGAGCCTTTGCTGGTGATTAAAAGAAACAGAAGCAAACCCTTGGTGGTGATGGATGCACAAGCGTTCATTGATCTGCATACCAAGATACATACGGAGACATAGATATGAAGTGCTGGCATTGTAAAGAAGAGCTGATATGGGGTGGAGATAACATCATCGAAGATGAAGAGGGTGGAGAAATAATGGCTACCAATCTGTCTTGTCGTGGATGTGAAGCTGAGGTTGCTGTGTATTTGCCTGTGGCTGATACCGATGTGATGACTGAAGGGTAGGGTAGGGCATGGCATATAGAGAAAGTTTTAGTAATACAATTGATTTTAGGGTCATGGAAAAGGGTTGGGGTACCGTAGTGAGAGGCGATACCCTGATCTTTGCCCTGATGTTAGATGCTTTAATAGCAAGGCTTACAGGTCTACTAGGGTATAGGGTATAGTATATCTTATAAGAGTATTATATATAGTATAGGTAGGTATGTAGCATGGCTATAGGTATGCGTATATGGTATAGGTCTTTTGAAGTACGCCCTACCCCGTACCCTACACCCTGTTATGGATTTAATTAGGAATTAATATGAGTGAGAAGAAAGATACATCGAAGTACAAAGGCAAGCCAAAGAAGTCACCGATGAAGCCATTGGTTGAAAGACCCAGTGCTTTTGAAGAAGACGTTGAGCTAGAGTTAACGGATATGCAGAATGCATTCGTCTGGCATTATGTGCATGACAGTTGCACTCAGACCGAAGCTGCTCGAAGAGCTGGCTTTGAGTTCCCAAGTCAAGCAGCCAGCAGGTTGATGAGTGGCAAGACCAACCCCAATGTGATTACGGCTATCAAGATACAAAAGTCTGAGCTGGCTCACAAGTTTGCGATCACACCAGAGAAGACTGCGAAGATGTTGTGGCAGATTAGCGAAGAGGCTTACAACAAAGGACAGTTCAATGCATCGGTGTCAGCTATCCGGGAGTTGAATGAGCTGGCTGGACTGAAGATAAAGAAGACTGAGAACTTAAACATCACAGCCAACTTGGATAACATGTCGCATAAAGATATAGAGAGCAGGCTGAAGGAGATATTCGGTGGTGACATCGTAGATGCAGACTTCAAGGACGTGTAGGCAGAAGATAACCCCAGAGACGTAGATGCAGAGATAAACCAAGAGGGGGCGTTTTTTCTCTGAGAATCTTTTTTTCTTAGTTTTTTGCTCCAAAATCTAAATGTGACGGGAGATCAGTGACTTACACATTATTTCCACAAGAGATTAGCGAGCTGGATATTTCTTAGATAACAACAGTGTGTGCATAGGGCTAACATAGATAGCCAAACAGCCCACACAAAGCCCTGTGATGCCTATGGATAGGGACTCTATTGAATCTGGAACCAAAGGTCCAAAAAAGCCAAAAATCTTGACCCTACCCCCCAAATATACTGGCGGCTCTGGGCTGGGCTATAGCAACTGAGTTAGACATATTATGTGTAATTTTTTCAACCTAAGTGTTCAAATGAACATATCTATGTATAATGCACCTAGGGAGACAATATGAAGATAGACAAAAACGCATTAAAGGAAGCAGCCGTTGATACAGCTCTTGGAGCCGTGGTTAACTTCCCACTTTCATGGACCACCATTTACTTGGCTCTGTTTTTTACAACCAACTCATTTATCATTTCTTTTAGCCAGTTGATTATTCTTTCAATCTTGGCAATCATAAGAAGGTATTATACGAGAGTGTATTTTCAAGATCGAAACAACCGGGAGAATAAATGAGCGACAAAGATAAAAATTTAGAGCAAGCGATTAAGGAGCTGAAGGAAGCCAATGAAATTTTGGTTGAGATAAATAAAAATCTTACAGCCTTGGTTATGTTCCACCAGATGCAACTAGCCAGTTTGGTTGAAGCATATCCCATGGCTGAAGACGAAGTTATTATTGAGAAAAAAATTATTCATTAATTTCCTAAAATAAGTGTTGACATATACACCTAGCTATCCTAGTATTAACAGTGTAGGCAATGCCTACCAATTTATAGGAAAGAAAATGTTGACTTGTACAATTTGCGAAAAAGAATTAGAGGGAATGAAAAGAGTTTTCTGCTCTGAAGCATGCTCTAGTAAAAACCAACAAAACTTGGTTAAAAATCCGCTCTCGACTTACGGCACCGGGAAAAGAAAACAAATGGTTCATGACCCAGCAGCTTATCACTCATCTTACGATGAAAGTCATCTACCCCAGAGCGTAGAATTGTACATAGCTAATTTGCCAGACCAACCATTCACCGAAGAAGATCAGCGCTACCTTAATAGTTGCCTAGAAGAAATGGGTCCAGCCACCGTAGATGAAAAAATATATGTAAGCCCAAATTACAAAGCCAAAAGGTTAGGACTATACAAACACGCCACCCAACACCCGGCTTATTACAAAAAAAACGCAACGCTTAAAGCTTATGAAAGAAGAATGAGCAGAAAAGATTATTAAATAAGTGTTGACATTAACACCTTAATAACCGATACTGGTCTTAGTTAGAAAATAAATTCATTTAAAGGAGAATCAAATGAAAGAAGATAACAACATAGAAGAATACTTTTCAGGAAAGCATGTGGGCTTTGACCACTATCCTAACA